CTTGCCACCTCCAGCCGCTTGGAATGTTGGAGCCGCACCAGCACCATTGGATGTCAGCACATGTGTCGCCGTGCCAACAGCCACCGCCGCCGGATCACCAGAGGCATCCCACGAAATTAGTTCGCCATCGGTCCCGGCTGCGAGTTTTCCTAACGACACAGCATCATCTGCAATGTCGGATGTCTGCACCGTGGTCAGCGAGGTGCGGCCTGAGAGGTAATTACTCATTATGTCTGCACCAAGTAACTGAGTGATGCCTCCAGACTTGAAGCGTTTTCAGCGTCGAGCCACAACGCATCGCTGGAGTTCAAGATTAGCTTACCGCCGTTCAATAACTGCAAAGAGTCATTGATTGGAATATTCACCTGGTGCGCGATTTCACTGTCTACACCACTAGACCTGACGATATTAGCTGTCACCCACGAGGCTGTTGTTGCGTGGATATTGGTGATCTGCAATCCAACGAGAGTGATCGTTTCAGATCCACCGGCTGTAAGCGCAGCGGCGTCTGTCGTTGTGATGAGATAGCCCTTGCCTGTTAATGTGTCTGCCATAGTCTTTATCCTAGTCCTAGTATCATGCCGATGCCGAATGTTCCGCCAGCGGAACCAGTTGATCCGGTGGCTCCTGTGTCGCCTTTTAGACCCGTCCGAGAGAAGTGGACCGCGATATCGTCAGTGTCGTCAAAACCAGTGCTGCTATCCACATGAGCCACGGTGAGTTGAAGCCAGCCGGTGTTATCTGCCACAGCGCTGAGAGTAAAAATTGCGAAGTTCTGGTTGGCCCCTTCTTCGACAATCTGCACATAGCCTTTGACCGTTGAAGTGCTATCGTCCCAGGTTGTGATGAAGTCAGATACGTCTGGATTACCTGACGCTGCACTGGTCGCATCGACGGCTATGGCTGTGACACTAGCGAGCGACGAGTTGTTGAAACGTAGTACACCCGCCCCAGGGTCGGCCATTGCTGTCGTTGTCGAAAACGTGTACGGCACTGCGACGGCCGAAGCGGCAGCGGTTGCAGTGGCGGCAGATGCGGCGGCGGCGTTCTGGCTAACCAATGCCGCCGCTGCCGATGTCGCTGCATTTGTCGCTTCAGTTGCCGCGCCACTGATAGCTGTCGTTGTTGGCCCAAGCTCCAGGGCCGTGCCGGCGGAATCGTAGGCCACCACCTTGCTGGCATTGTTGCTGGCCGTGTCTTCATAGGGCCAGATTAATGGACCGCTTGTGCCGGTGCCTGATGTGGTACGCTTGGTGGTCGAGGTCAGTTGGATCTGACGGCTTAGTTCTGTCTCTATTTGCTGGTCATTAATCGTCAGCCGGTCGAGAGCGTCATTAATCGACGCCGCCGTAAAATCGCCGCCCGTGCTATAGTCAGTGGTCCTGGCGATGGCCTGATCCGACTCGATTGTAACCAGAGCATCGGCCGCTGGAGCGTTGCCGCTGGTGAAAGTAACCGATCCGGTGCCGTCACTGTTATATGTGGTGGTGTAATGCGTGGTAACCGTTTTTTCCGTGGCTCCGACACTGACTTTTATATCGGTAGCCGCCAGCACCTTGAACGCGAAAGCATACGGCCCCAACGATCCTGTCGAGGTGTATTGCACTTTGCGATGGACTGCTTCAACTGTAATTGCCATATGTCATGCCTCTAAACGAGTTATATACCCTTGTGATACAAAAGTGAAAAAATTATTGCTTCATTCTCTTGCCGGTATCTATCTGAAATTCTTCCAGTTCTATTTCTTTTTCCCCCAGGCCCAGTTCCGGATCATCAAACATTTCTGTTAATACAGCTTTTTTGCGGCGAGTTAGTATAGACTTCAACTGTTCCAGCTTGCCGTCATTCCCGCCAATCGGTGCATTCTGATATATGCTTAGTTCGATCAGACCTTCCATCTCTTCCATCATGGTTTCCCGACCGTGTTCATTTATTCGGATCATCATCTCATTGTATTGGTCGGATGTTAGCTTGACCCCCTTTTGAGTTCTTGACGGCATCCGAAGGCCCAGCCCAAGCTCGACCATTTCTTGATCAACAACACTGCCCTTGGTGGACTGCACCCGAATAGGTGAAATGAAACACCAGGCGCCATTATGGCATTGGTGCATGGCCTCACCCCAGAGGTTCAGCTTTGGCGGAACGGAATCGGAGAAAAACGGGTTGCGTGACTTGGCACGGTTCACCGCCTCATAAAAACCTTTCATCGTATTGCTGGTCTGCAAAGCATTTTCAGTATCCGCCTCTGACGGCTTCACATCGCTGGCAAGCGGGTTCATTGTTCGTTCAACGGTTGCCGTCAGAGATCCGGTCGGCGCCAGGGGAATAGACGTAATCACCGCACCGGTAAACTGTTTAACCAACAGTTGCCAAGTCCGGTCCCACTTTTTATGAAAACCTTCGTATTCTGAACCGCTCAATTCCGTGAGACTGAACAGCCCCTGGAGCATGGGCAATTCCTTTATTACGTTATACATACCGGCACCAGCGTGGAGAAACAATTCTTCCAGTTCGCTTTCGGATTCCGCATATTGCGAATAATGGGCATAGTCAGCCGCCGATGCAAAAACACCGGCCACCGGAGCCAGCCGGCCGTAGTTATAATTTTTCCAAGTGCCGTCTTCCTGACGCACCGAAAATGAATAAGGCTCCCAACCGTTGCGTTCCCAGGCTTCTCTAGCCAGATCATTCTCTGGCCCCTGGCCGGTTATCATAAACCCGTCGATCATCTGACCAGTAGCCATCGACGCAACCGTGGCAAAGATCCCGGAGCCAACCATCATGCGGCCGATAGCGGCATCAGCTTTGGCGCCGCCCTCTGCAACCTCCGACCAGAAACCGGAAGGCGAAACCATTCCCAGCGGTGTCCGTTGCAAAGTCTCCTTGATAATGTTTGTCGGCGTTTTGAAAAACGGGAGCCATATTTTCATAAGCGGATGCGACATTCCTTTGTTGGCCCACGATGCAATCGGACCCAGGTCACCCTGGAATGTAGTACGAACGGCAAAGTCTTCCGCATTCTTTACAATCTGTGCATCCTGGCCGGAAAGAATCCTGGCGCCGTTCTTGACCACTTCGGCTTCATCCATGCCTTCTTCAAGCTGACGCATCATCGTGCGTCTGGCCTGTGACCTAAGTTCCATATGGAATGTAATGCCCTTGGCGAACTCATCCTCTGCCAGCAACATACGCGAACCCATGAAACGGGTAATAATGCCCAGACCGTCTAAAAATCTACCCAATCCGGATTCCGGTTTGACATCCCAGTAATTAGCACTGATTGCACGGTCCACCCGTGTATCAACCTTGGTGGCTGTAGGACCGCCGAATGTGCCCTCTTCATGCCGCAAAGCCTTCCAGGCGGCGCGGAGGCCGGTCGGCACTCCATCGGCAAGGCTGACGATCATCTCCCAGGCTTCACCCATGTAAACACGGTCTTTGCCACCAAGACTTTTGAAGATGTTTGTGCGAACCGCACCCACAGCACCAGCCGCCAAGCGTTCCGGAATCTGTATAGCGCCGAATATAGCATTGCCCACAATGTTAACGGCATGTGTCACAGGTGAACCCAATAACGAACTTAGGAACGCCTCAACCCATGCATTGGCGCCTTTGGTTGCAAGCACCCGAAGGAACTGCATCTTTTGCGCCGGCTCCGGAACGGCTGCATAGGCCGCACGAATATTACCCACTGTATCAGGCGTGATGCCATATGCCTGGATTAGCTCTGGCAGCTTCTTCATCGATGCATCAGTGATGTGTAACTTGCCGGCATGAGACAGGACCGCACCGGTACGGCCAAACTCCGCAACCGCGCCGGCCGTTTGTATCTCAACGCTGGCGGCTAATGGCAGCATCCGGAGCAACTCTTCATCGGTGCCTTCTCTGACAACCCGATCCATTTCCGTTGCCATAGCGCCACGAATCCAAAATGCACGATACATCTGTTCCGCATTAAACGCTTCGCCAACCTTACGGCCCAACAACTCCAGCATCGCCTCATTCATACCCATTGCCTTGGCAGAACGGGCAATCTGATCCAGGGTGCGTTCCCCACGGGTTGCCGCCTTGATTTGTTCATCGAAGATGCGGTGCAGACTATTGATCCAATCCACCGCACCGTCTTCGATGTTCATCACGTTGACCATGCCGGTAGGATCGCCCCTGGTTAAGTTGGGCAATTTGACTTCAAAGTCACCCGGCAGATTCAGATGATCACGAAATTCTTGTTGGGTTTGTTCCGGTATACGCTGGAGTACAAGTTCGCCTTCAACCACTTGGCTCATAGGCGCCGGCTTGGGCACAACCGGATCGCCGCTAAAATCGTCAGCTAGTTTCCTGGCGGCTTTGACCATGTTCCCTAATCCAGCCACCTGGACTTCTTCGGGTTCCGGTGGAGGCGGTTCTACCGGCAAGACATCAGCATCAACCACCGGTTCCAGACCTAGTTCCGGTTGTGATTCTTCTACAAGTAAAGCGGGATCAGTAGACATCACTCGCCCCCTTCAGCGGAGTTCGTTTGCGAGTAAACAGTCCCAGCCGCCGCTGCCGCCGCTGCAAGCGTGGCTAGTTCTCCTGGCGTTGCTGTAGAGGGATTGCCGGGAGCGGCTACCGGCGGCGTTACTTCGGAACCGCTTCTGTATCGATTGTTGAGTTCGTCGTTTCTTGTCCAGCCGTATCGTTCTGAGAAGTCGATGTCGATGTCATCGATTCTTTCCTGGATTTCGGAGACGATACTACGAACCTTCCGTTGAATATCGGATCGTCCTTTGAGGCTTGACTCCAAGTACCCTTCGCCATGCTTTGTTGCTCCCCAATCATTCCGCAAGTAGCCATTCTGTGAGGCAAATCGCTTCGCTTGATAGGTGATATCACCATCAAACTTCATCCGATCAAGCGCACGTTTCAAAATAGCATGGAACTCCTTGTTTGTAACTAAATGATTTTCATCAACCCAGCCGCCATTCTTTTTTAATGCTTCCGGAACTAATGGCTTAAATCCACCCTTGCCATCCGGAACTTTTTGCAAATGGTCAAAATTAATTATTCTTGCACCCTGCCTGGAACTAATCGGGTTATACCCCCCGTGCCCTGCTTCCTTCTTAATCAGCGCCCACAATCTTGTCGTTTCATCTTCGCTGAGATTACGGCCAATCCTAATGTCAATACCATTACTGTCAGCAGCCTTTGCATTATAAAAAGGCCGGTGCCAGCCGACGCCATCTTGTTTCATTAAAATGCCACGGGCGGCGGAATATGCATTAATCAGATCAGTTGCAGCGGGTTCCAGTTTTTTTGTAGGTGGCCCCTTGTACATCTGGGGCATAACCATTTCTGTTTGGGTGCCCGGACTTACCTTTCCTTCAAAAAAGCCTGGAGCCTCAAAATCTCCTGGCGATAAAATCCCCAGTTCTTTGGCAATAATATCGTTGCCATCGTCATCCAAAAACGCCTTGGAAATAGCAACATGATATTCCGCTTGCTGTTCATACGGAGCGTTAAACATCTCTGGCATGTGATTGCCGGTACGGCCTGGGATACTCTCCCATGATACCTGGGCTAAATTTTCACCAATGGCGTCCGCATAATCAAATTTGGCTTTTTCAATATCTTCCGCCGTTGGTGTATGCCTCATGGCGTGTTTAAACCAATTAGCCAGATGTTTTTCTTTATCTAGAACTACCCGTTCTTTTTTGCCCTTCTTGTTTGTCTTGTAAGTAATCCAGCCTTTGGCCTCTGATGTCTTTTCCGTAAGCGCCTTAACGCCAACATTTTCTGACCGCGCTTTCATATTGACCCATATCGCTGCCTGGACCTGGTGCGGTTCCCAGCCAAGCTCATTGGCTATCTTCTGGGTTTCCTTCGTCATAAATGCATACTGTTGAGGCGAAGGCATTTCGTTGGCCTTGGTGAAACCAAATGCCCGTAGCATCCAGATATCTCCGGTCACAGGTCCAGCCCTTTCCGGATCGATATGGATCATTAGATTGTTATAAAAATCATCCGTTTTCCTGCCGGCCCAATCTTTACCGGAAAATATCTCTTCCAGTTTTTTACTCATTGACGTTGGGAATCGGCCTGTTTTAATCGGCTTACCAGCTTTCCATTGCGAATAGGCTTGAAGCGCAAAATCAAAATTTAATTTTACTCTTGTCCCTGGTGACGTTACGGCAATTGCCTGGATTACTTTATCCGCCTCATCGATGTCACCGCCAACCGCTTCCAATATTTGCTGGCCGCTGCGCTCATACCAGAACCGTCCTGGTTCACCTTCCTTAACAAGAGCCTTAATCTTGCGGCGCAATCCGGATAGCTTTTGAGGTGAATTGATCCCCCTTGGTGCCCCGACATATTGGCCGGTGGTTCCAACTCTTCGCGTTGCAACATCGGCCGCATCTGCTATCTCCGCTTGGGCTTTATCCAATGCGGCAATATTTTCTTCCGGGGTCAACTGACTCCACCTAGACCCATATCCGAAGCCCGACATCATACTGTCGAGTCGTGCTTGGGCCGCTTGACCAGCTTCGATCAATGCATCCTGTGTAAGTTCACCGGTTCTGTTAAAGGCATCGCCAGCCACAGTTATAAACTCTTTTACAACTTCAGACTGAGCCGCCTTGTTGAGCATTTTAAAACCAACGCCGAAAACAGGGATGCTCTCCAATGCCCCAGCCGCTGTTAAGAGCCCGCCAATTGCCATATCCGTTCCGCTGCCGGTTTCCATGCCTTGGCTAAATTGCTGAGCCCCCTCTTGCATGGTCAACGGTGCGGCAGTGATTGGAAGCAGATCAGCCAGACCGATACCGAATGCAGTTGATGACAACTCGCCGGTCGATCCCCATAATATTTCCGAAAAATCTCTGGCGGTCTGTGTGTCCCATCCGAATCTCTCTTGTAGAAATTCCAGCGTGTCATATCTTACCGACTCTCTCCATGTCGGTTCTGGTCCCGCCGCAAGAGTATCCCTGGTGTCCATTGGCTCATCCAGACCACCGCCGGCCGTAATCATTTCCGGCAGACCATATTCATCGCGCTGGTCTTCATTCAACTGAAATGGCTGGTTCCGACGATCCGCATAAACGTATCCGCTCTCGCCAATCCGAATATTTTCGGTTGCACCCAAGTCGCGGTTTTCATGCCGCTCTTCCATGAAGTTTTGAACGGCTTCCCAAGTTGACATCAGTCAGCCCCCAATTCTTCCAAGGACTCTTCCAGTGCAAAAATCGCTTGCAAGGCTTTCAATGCCCGACTCAAGGCTTTTGCGTCACGGCCAATATATTTGCCTTTTGGGTTTTTCTTATATCTGGGTTTTGTTCCAAATAAAGTGGTTACCGTACTGTCAAGGGCTTGCCTAAGACCAGACTGCGTCTCATCAAAGGGTATAAAGCCTTTGACACCTTTGCCGATGTTTCTGAGAACACCGAATCCCTTATCAACCTGTTTTCGATAGTTGCTTATGTCTACATTAATCATCCGGGTGTGAACTGTCTTGACGGCATCAACCGCAACTTCACTGGCATTGAAATAATCGGTGGACTTTATTTCCTGGCCCAATCGCATTTTTTCTTTCAAAGCGTTTTCAAATGTTGTTCTTGCTTTGTAAACAATATCCTGGGCCTGGAGATACCTCTGGCGAATCAAGGATTGTTTGGGCATATCCGTATCCGCATTAGTATTTAAGTCCGGAAGATTCTTGAACAAAGGATCGCTCTTAATATCCTGTAAAGCCTTCCTGACGTTCTTGTCGCGTTGCGATGACAGATCGTTCATAAAGGCGTCGGCATCATCTCCATTGAGATGCGAATCCATAATCATACGCAAAGTCAAAGCGCCCATCGACTTGGCTTTCATTAATTTCGATTTATCCGCTACATTGCTTACCAGGCGTGTAATCGGTCCACGGTCCACAATCTCTTGCATATCGGTCGTATCGTGACCAATGCTGTTCAGCTTGAGAATCGCGGCGTTCATACTTCTGGCTCTCTCTTTCCATGATTTATTAGGGTCCGTATATGCCTTGTTGAAATTGTCCGTGTAAGTCTGAATAAATGTGTCTTTGTTCTGCTTGGTACGGGCATTTTCCATATCGTCCAGTTTGTTTAACTCACCGGCCAGCGAAGTCAGACTACTGAATACCTTGTTTCGGGTTTCGACATCGGTGATTTTCCAAACGTCCTTGATGTGATCCGGAACCATTGACGATTTGTTAAGGTCGAATTTTTGTAATTCCCTGACGGCACCGGTTGGGTTTTCAAAAAAACTTTCGGTTGTCCGTGCCCAGTTTAAAACAACAGATTCCTGTGCTTTTCTGATCTTGGTATCGAATCTCTTTTCCTGCCGAAGAATATAGTCTTCGCCAATGCTTGGGCTTTTCTCCAATATCGACCGCACCCGTGACCTGTCTTTTGTCAACGTTTCTAATAGCGTCAAATTGCCATTGGCCTGATGGCCCGTAATAACTTGATGGGCGTTGTTTATGATCGTGTTAGCATTTTCCTTTGATATGTTAACTTGCTGTTTGATAGCCTTCGCCATGAACTCACGGCTGAACGAGACCACTTGCGAATTGGCTACCATCGACAAACTTGCATTCACCTTTCCGGCCGATGACGGGCTTATGGCGCCAAGCACATTACTGTATTCCGTGATGATCGTATCAAGGTTTGCCGTGAAGGTTTTGGGGTCCATGCTTGGGTCAGCCGCCGCCTCTGCCATTGCATCTGTCATGGCTCTTCGACCAGCAATTTCAGTGGTGTCTTCTAGCCGTGATAACCCGGCTGCATAGGCCGCTTGGTCGGCAATCTTCAAGCTGGTCGGATCACCCGGCAGTTCGATAACCGCGCCGGTTTCTTGTGCCTTTATTAACTGATCATAGGTTGGTGCGTGTTTCGCACCATATAGCGTCCCTAAAGCCTTGGCTTGCTTGCCGGCAATGGAAAACGCCGTGGAAGAAAAAGCGTCCAGCCGTTTTGACAACGTGCCGAAGCCAGATACGCTTTCAGCCAAACCAGGGTCTTTCAGCGCAACCTTAACACCGCCACCACTCGCTGGAGCCACGGCGCTTTGCAACAAACTGGCACGGTTAAATTTCTCGGCCACTTATAAATATCCAGTTGGTTGTAAGAATTTTGAGCCTTGCGAACCTGACCAAATCATGGAAGATCCTGATGATGGAAATTGATAAAGTGAGTATGGATTAGTTAGATATCCTGCCCCTGTGCCAGATGGGAAACCTGGGTTTGGTTGTATCGAAGTTGATGTCATCCCAGGTGACGTTTGGAAATAATTAAAGGCACCACCGGCCAGCGTCAGCATTGCGCCCATCATGCCGAATTGCTTGGCTGTCTTGCCGGCAGCACGGGCACGGGCCGCTTGATATTCTTGCATCTGCGCTTGACCCTCACCGGTCAAAATGGTGATGGTTTCGTTCAGCCTAGCCATTGCATAGTTGGTGCCGCCGACATCCAGGGCCTGGACGCGAAGACCATATGGATTGCCCGAAAACGGGTCCATATAACCGGCACCAGCCGCCGCATTGATCTGTGCCAGACGCATCAAAGTTGCATCCAGACTATCGGCCGCATTCTTACGATGTTTCAAGCTTTCCTGTTTGGCGCTGAAACGGGTGAACTGGGCCTGGACTTCCAAACCACCGGCCATGCCTTTGTACATCGCCGCCTGGGCCTGACCCTGGCGAAACTGCATGAAGGCAGAGGCGGCGGAGAGTGCTAAACCTATACCGGACATCAGTCCACCGCCACGCTAACGCGATAGTCGAGATTCAAAAGTGTCATATACATCGGCTGGCTCTGTGTGATTTCAATTTGGCCCTTGTAGTCATACCCAAGGAACGGACCCATCACCTTGGTGCCGGTGAACTTGGTAATGCCCTGATCCAGAAAATCTTCGCCCAGGGTACGCATCGGTACTTCCGCACCGTTGACCGTGATGTTTTGAGTGTTGTCGAGAATCAGGTTGGCTTTGACGATGCGCTTTTTGTTTCCGGTCACGGGCCCGGACGGCAACCTTGTCTCGACCGGCATGGTGCGGACCAGCGGAGTCGTCTTCGATGCGCCGGCCAGGGTGTCGGTAAACGTCGGATACTCTATACCGATCTCCATATAGGTCGTTGCGACACGGTCGGTCGTAATCTGGTTCGATGCCACCGTTTGATCAGACAGCATGTTGTCATCCGCCACAATTTTAACCGTCTGGTCTTCAAGGAAGCTCAAAGAACTGACGGTCGTTGACGCTGGAAGATTACCGGCGGTGGCCGTATATTGAATAGCACAATCGGTGGTGAAGTCGTTGGAAAACAATTCCAGATAATACACTTCGGTATTGGTGAAATCCGTAACAGCCAGACGGGTGGAGTCAGAAGAAGTGACCGTCAGGTTGTTTTTACCGATTGCCGCACGAGTAACCGTTATAACATTTGCGGCTGGGTTGGGAGCAGAATAACCAGATAAAGCATTAATACCGAGTACACCGCCAGCACCGACCGCAATGTTATCCGCTGTCGATGCATTATCTACTCCTACACTAAATTCATTTGGATCAGTTGTCGGATTTGTTGCTGTGCCTGTCATCGTTGTCGATACACCAGCGTTGTCCGTAATTGTGATAGTGGTTCCGACCGCTATATTTTCTGCGTCAGTGACCGTGATGGTGCAAGTTGATTGATCCGGTATGGTCCGTTTGATCACCGTATAGATCGCCGGGTTGTCAGCGTCTTCCACCTGACAATCCTGGAACTCGCCGTCTGTGGTGAACAAACTGGGCGCAATGACGTTCTGAGATCGAAGGATACTAAAAGCAGCGATGGACCCGTCACCGGAATTGGTGATCAGCATCAGGTCACCCTCATCGACATTGGTGCCGCGCCGCATCGTCATCCGTGTCGGCGTCTGCAACAAATGTGAAGACAGCATACTGATGTCGTTGGACACATAGGAGCCTTCAACATCAGAGAACAGGAACTCACGGATCGCCTTGCCGCCACGTTGTAGGTAAAGCGTTCCCCCTTCGGTCGAAACCGGATGGGTGCCCTGCTTCGATCCACGGGTGGTCATTGGCTTGAATATGAAACTGGTCGGCGTAAGCGGAGAGCCGTCCACTTGTGGGCAAATAAACTCCGTGCCTGTGGTGAAGATCTGAAGATCACGTCCGGAGAAAACGCCGACAATCGCATTGACCTGGTTGGTGTCTATGGTTGCCGACATGCCTTCATCATCAAGAACCTGACCTGGGTTGAAATCGAAATAATCGCCAACCCGTGATCCCCAGACGGTACTTGGTAAAGAATACGATCCGCCGACAATCAACCGGCCTTCGTGGAAAGCGGCCGTCCTCGGCCATTTACGAGTCGCAGACCATGCATCTTCATAACCGGCTTCCAGGGTCCACTCTCCCGACGCAATCGCATCGGTATTATGAAACGGAACATCCGTGATGGCTTTGACTTCAGTGCCGCTGACATATTCGGTAATCCTTGCCCGTCCGAAATTGTTGTCGGACTCCACATACTGGTCGACATTGCCGGATGCAAAAACGCTGGAGCCAGCCGTCAAAGTTATGTTGCCGGAAACGGCAGACGGCGTCAGGGTTGCAGCCGGCTGTGAGGTCGAAAGCGTGAACGCATAACTTGGAATATTGTCCCAGGCTATGTCACTAACCGTCCAGGTTGCGTGATCCGCGCCGCGCACGATCTTTAGCGGCTTCATGCTTTCTTCAAATAACAGGAGCGTATCGGCACTCTGGGTGTACCAAAGATTTGACAGCCGTGCGGAAGTCAGGCCATCAGTAACACCGCTGACACTGGAAGACACATCCAGATAGTCGGTTCCACCAGCGTTGATATTGGTAACTTGAACGCCTTCTTTAAACACCATCATACGGGTGCCAGAGAACAGCATCATATAGGTTTGGGTAGTCGAAAATGAGAAGGGTATTAACCGCACACCGTTTTCCGGAGTGGCGGCTGATGGAATCGTGTAAACGTATTTCAGCCCTGGCCGGCGCTCTACACTTCCATGCGGCTTACAGACTACATTTCTTGCACGTTCCAATGCGCTTTCATATTGGCGCAGATCGATACGGCCACGGAGTTCCGGATTGATTTCACCGACGCTGAAATTGGTCTGGACTTTGACAACCCGTGGCATGTCACATCAACTCAACGTCAAGCGTGTATCGATTAAAGGATAATCTCCGATGAAGGTAGTGCCGCTGCCCATGCCGTCCGTGGCGGCGGCTTGGCGAAAGTGTCCACCCCTGCCACCTTCGACGGGGTTACCAAAGGCAATCCGCTCCCAATGCTGGGCCTTGGACATCTGATCAGTGACCGGCTCCGCGATGTGCATCGCTACGGCATATTTAAGCAATTGCACAAAGTACGATGGCATCTCCGCTTCCAGAGGACGTTTCTGATAGTCCACCGTGATCGCTGCTTGGTCGGTCAGGATTTCACCTTGATAGACTTCCCAGCCGGAAGTTATCGGGTTAGCTCCCACAGCGGAGGAATTAAATACTGCCCGTGGAACTTTGGTGATGGCATCCGAAGGCATCGGATAAGCGTATGACCACTCATTAATCGGGGTTGTTGATGATCTTGCCAGATCCACTTTCGCCAGTGAAAAACTCCACGGGTACATTGTAATGCACATATCGCGGATGTCTGGATACAGTTCCGAACAGACGTTTGCCTGGACCGTACCGTCTGCAAAAGAGGAAATGGTGTTCTCTCCAAGAAGGGTCAGAGCGTGGCTGCAAATGGTTACATCTGTATCATTTACTGCCACGCTTCATCTCCCAAAAAAAACCAGCGAAGGGGGAAAAAGGAGAGGAAAAAAACCTTCGCTGGTTCATGCCACCTAGTCAGTATCGGTCTCAGTGATAGCAAGGCCGTCACTGACATCGACTACGCCGGAAGCATTCGACAGAACACTGACGATGTGTGCGGTTGGCGTGTTCGAGTCCACCACAAAGATGATGTCACGCACGTTGAACAGGGTTGACGCATTGTTAAAATACGCAGCGGTGTTCACCGTGGCAATCGCATCGGCTGATGTGTAAGACCAAACCTGGGGTGCTGCCCCAGCTTTGCCCCCTCCGCCGATTAATTGAAGTCCGTCTTTAGAATAAGCCATTGATAATCTCCTACTCTCTGGCCGTTATCGTAACGCAACCATTCGCATCGACTGCGATGGCTCCGGCCGACAAGACTACGTTGGTCAGCCAGGAAATCCGCTCCGGAACGTAATTGATTTCCGTTTTCGGAGAGATACCTTCGGCGTAACCAATTGCAGACTTATGCCAAGCGAAACAGGTCCGGTCATCACTGCCGTCGATAGCAAGACCGCCTTCGTCCATATCGCCAACCATTATCATCTTGAAGCCCAGGAAATTATCGACGCGCCCGTCCTCCATAGCCTTGTGCATCACATAGTTTTGCGATGCGGCTTTCTCTTCAGTCAGAAGAGCGGCAAGCCCGTCTGCGCTGATCGCCATATAGCGGTCACCGGAGGGGACGTTTTGACCATTGAGCAAACGGCCAGCCTCTAACACTTTAGCCACGTTTATATTGGTGTTCGATCCGCCAATGCTGTTTGCCACCGTTAGCGATGTCGATGATGCCGCAAGAGCATCAAGAACAATCTGGTCGGCTCTGCGCCCGATAGCTTTGCCCAGCGTCTGAACGAGTTCTTGACGCTCGTCATAATTGACCTTCTGTTGGTCAAATATCGACGTATATTCGGGTGCGGCATAATCGGATAATGTGGCCGTCACGAGACTATGGGTGACGTTTAACGCTGAGACAGCGGATTGCGGCACTACCACCTGTGCTTGGGCGGATGCCATTTTCGGAAACTGAACCGTGGAGCCTACGACTCCGGTACGGGTCCGGATCGTGCCAGCGAGTTTTCTTTCGGCCTGATACGCATGATGTACTTCAGCCTCAAATCGCTTCACGAAATTTGTTGACAGACTTGTTGCCATTTTTCGATCCTCTCGATCAAGGTTAAAAATAGTCGCTGAACAGGTAGGACTAAATTTTTAGTCGGCTGCTACTAAACCGACCGGCCTCAAGAGAGGGTAGGGTCAAAAGAGTTGTAGGCATAGAACGCTTAAAAAGTCAAGGCGCTTAATGCTTTTTATAGGGTTGTGACGTTTCAGTCGTTTTACTATGGCACGAATAGAGGGATCCCATGTCTTCCACTGCATCGTCATATTCTTCTCGCAGATTATTTATAATGTCTTGGAGAATGTCTGCTCTCCACAGTGGACCCTTTTTATGAAAATCGTTGGTGAAGATTACTTCTGCCTCACCGCATTCGCTATCGATCTTAATGTTAAAATATTTCGTTATTGGCAATTTGACCTCCTGTAATCACTCTCCGTAATGACGGGTAAACGCATCTGCCACCTTTTTCCGATAGGCGCTGCTTTTGTTGTAATCGGGATGGGCAACCATTTCTCGTAATTCGCTTTCAGTCGGCATCGATTCCGTATCCGGTGTACTGTTCACCGGAATATCTTTTTCACCATAATATTGCCGTAATCTGTTCAGCGCACGAATGCCGGCGGCGTTGCCGCCCATGATCTTGAACTCTTCAAAATCATCGCCGGTCCAGGCTCCCTGGCGAACCAGACCTTCGGCCCATTTGACCACGCCGTTGGTGATCGCTTCGGCATTCGGACCCAGCTTTGCCATTTCGGCATCCATGTCGAACTTTTCTTCCGGAGCCTCAACCGCTTCGGGCATCGTTTCCAGGACCATGCCGACAATCGACTCGAAATCATCCTGGGTCAGGCCACGATCCGACGCCATCGACTTGAACTTGGTCATCAGTTCATCATCTGCCGGTATTTTTTCACCGACAAATTTCAGATCGTAGGCACCGTCTTCCGGCGCTTCGTGTTTGCCGTTTCGGAGCTTCTTGTAAAGTTCCTGTTGGGACTTAGCCAATCCCTTATAGTCGGCTCCTTTGTCTTCATCCCAGAATCGATCTGGCAACCAATCTGGCCGCTCTCCGGATGCGGCTTTGTCAATGTGGTCAAGCTCCTCCTCATCAACCTCCGCTTCTGGTTCTTCGATCTTGGCATTGTCCAACAGTCCCTGTGGTTCAGCTTCCGCTTCCTGTGCTTGTGCTTCTTCAGCCATCGCTTGCTCTCTCGCTCCTTAATAAGATTTCCCTGATTAAAGTGTTCTGGCCTTCCCGAAAAAAACCGAAATCGGTTGTGTATCCGGGCGCCCAGGACGGCTGGTGCAAAAACGCACCGCACAGCCAATCCAACAACCTTTGACCGTCATCGGTCTTGGAAATCCTGGCTATGGACTTGTCCAGTTCCGTTTGAAACTGTTCCGAATTGGGCGGCGGCAACGGGCTTTCGGCGTTGACGCCTTCCCAGCCTGGGGTGGTTAAATCGATGATGTCAGCCATCAATTAGCCGATCATGCCGCTGGCGGCGGCGGTGCGCCGTCCGGTGGCATCTGTTGCTGGGCTTGCATCATTTCCCCGATTTGCTGTTCCAGTTGCTGACGCTCTTCATCAGACGTTCTCAAGTCAAGCGGAACGCCCAGCTTGTCGGCAACGTAGTCAGCCAGCGCATCTTGCTTGATGGTCGATTGCGCCACCGGACCCATTTGGGTGGCGATTTGCGCCCACTGCATGGCGTCTTGAATATCATCCAGGTTTTGCGCTTTCGCCAACGGCGATACCGGTACGATCTTGACTTCCAACCCGTTGATCTTCAGCGGCAGATTAATCAGGCCCATGTCATCCATGATCTGCATCGACCTACGGGTTAGTGGAATCATTGCTTCGGTAATTAGCCGGCCGAAGCTTGATCCCATATTAACCGACAGCATCTTCATTCGCTCGACGATTTCTGTAGCCGATCTGGCCGACATGTTATCGGGCGGCAAGCTGTCATCCAGGAGCGTTTGCTTGATCGCCATGCGTAAATCTTGAAGTACAATTTGTGTCAGTTGCAGATCGCCGGCACGGGGCAACGGTTGCAGGGACGGGCCTCTGGCTCCGCCGTTCGATGCCACCGGGATGATGGCACCAGGGACGATGCGGATCGATTGCGGATTGAGAACGCCGTCATCAACCGCCGTGAAAATCCCACTGATATTGAGCGAGGCGTTTTTAAGAAGCAGTTCGACGGCCTTGTTCAAGGTGAGGATATCACCCAGTGCGCTGACCACCGGCCCTCTTCCCATGACCTCGCCGCTGATTTTACTGAACCGGGCGCAGACCCAGGGTGATATGGTCAACTTGCGCTCGACCAGAACCATTTCATCGTCATCTTCAGACTTGTAGCAGATGTAATAGCCGTATCCGCCGTCCTTGACATCCAGGATGGTGGACTCTTGCAGATTGACCATTTCCTGTGGCTTGTCTTCGATCAGACGTTTCAGAACGTCAGGCAGTTCCGCATCGGGCCAGGTCAAGGTGATGTTCTCCGCCGCTATCCGCATTTTACGGAACACGTTTTCGACCGTGCCTTGCGGCCCTTCTTCCAACGCCACCAGGGTTTGCGGTATGGCCTGGAAGCGTATCGGTTGCAAATCATCACCAGGTTGGATCAACATGATGCCGGTGCCGACCGATAAATCTAAAAGAAACTCGCCCATAGCCAGATCGAAATTGGTCTGGCGGATAATGGAGAAAAACTTATCGGTATAATTTTGCAGACCGGCACGGACTTCGTCTTGAGCCTCTTCCGGGATCTCCGTACCAGGAGCTAGAATCATCCATTCCTTGTCCGGTGGAAACAACCCTGCCTGGATACGGTTGGCAAACCGCTGTACCCCGTGGACGGCTGTCGAGTCGAACACCTGGAGATTTTTTACCCTGCCGCCGGTTCCGCCTTCCCAGTAGCCGTCATACAGATTACGTTGCGGCAAGGCGTACTGGTAGCATTGCTCATACAGATTACGCCATTGCTCTTTTTTCTGCCACGCCGTCTTGTAGCGTTTGCTGATCTGTTCGGCTGAAAATTTCATCAGCCGGTGGTTCCTGCCCCGCCTCTTGAGTATGGCGCCGGCCCAAGGGTGGTCTGCGATGGAACACCCAGGAAGGGATTATCGCGCTGGGCCAGAAGAGCCCGATTGCCGCCGGTACGCCGTGCCCGTTTCCTGGCAGAAATTTCACGTTGGCTTTGTTGCTCACGGGCTTCGATCCGTGCTTCCTGTTCGCGCTGCGCCTTCAGCATCTCCGGATCTGGTCCGGGTGGTGGTGGTGGTGCTTTTGGAGTTGAAAACAATCCGCCCATTATGTCCTCGCCATCATTATGAAATCGTGACCATCAGGGCCGAACTTCTTCAAAACCCCTTCATCTTTAAAATAGAGAACCTTTGCCCACTTGTGAGCTAGAAAATTCTGTGAATGTACCGTGATTTGAAGGCGAACAATCTGTAACTCTGACATAAATCTGTCTAAAACCAGCTTGGTTACCCGATGAAACGGACGCTTGTGATCCGGTAGACTGACATCAGTGATCAGCCAACATTCGGCCACACCGGGCCAGAGCGGAATGCACCCGAACATACAAATTGGATAGCCCTGAAAGCATCCCATATAGGCCGGTCCCAGGGCGGCATATCCGGAAAGGATAGTTTCAAAATTTGGAATATGTTCAAAAAACGTGGCGTCCGTGCCTCTAGGCTTGAGCATCGGCACCAGCGCCGGTTCAAAGTCGATCAGCTTGTAATCGGCTTGCAGCTTCGCCGCATCGTTCAGCGCAACGATGTCACTGAGCAAAGACATCGAAGTCGGCAGTTGCCACCGGCATTTGTGAAAAGTTCACCGGCCGCTTGGTCATGCGTTTATGCTCACCCTGGAGAACGAGATATCCGTAAGCGTCACCAACGTGCGAATGCTCATTTTTGTTGGGCACATCCCGAAACCGTTCCTGACCCGAACCCATTGCAACCCTGGAAAAGTGATAGCCGCCGGCCAGGGCTTTACGGGTGCGCTGGCATTTCTTGTCCACCAGCAACCCTGGCTGTTTCTCTAAATATCGGATCATCGGTGCGGCCATCGCTTCGCGTCTGGTCTTCCAATCGTTGGTTGCCGCCGGCCGTGCCAGCAAGCCCAGGGTCTTCAGATGATCGAAGGCGGTCACCTCAAAAATCTGGTCACGCTGCATACCCGCCGGGTCACCCCAGACCATCACTTCTGCTTTCGGATACAGGGTTTCGATCTCCGTTTTCAACTGATTGCCGAACCGCTCCAAACCCATATCGAAGGTCACCAGTTCATGTAAGATCCGCCACTGACCGCTGGGATGTTTCTGACCAAACACCGCCGCCGGCGTCAGGCCGAAATCCAGGCCGATCTGGAGCGGCAAGCTCTGATCGAACTCCAGGCCATCGACAGACATGGCCTCGTCATCATACTCAGGCGTAATCGGCCGACCTTCCTGGACAAAGGTATATTCGCCTTTGGCGTAGCACCTGATCCAATCCAGGTTCTTGCCGCCGACCAACTGGTCATAATATCCGGTCGGCAAGTTGGGTAAGTTCTCTGCATTCGGCGATGTCATCCACCAGCGGCCAGCACTCTTAGTAAATCCGTTGAACTCCGGCTCGTCCGGTAGCTCTTCGGCCGACACTTCCAGCACTCCGCCGGGTTGGCGAAAGAACTTCCATGCAAACTTGCCGCCAGGTGCCTCACGGTTTTCGGCAAGGCGGAAATACCAGTGATCATCATCCATAGGGTTGCTGTCCATCCAGATCCCTCTCCAGGACGCGCCGCCATCGGCCTTGGTAGGGTAGCGGCCGACACGGTGCGACAGTCCATCGATGATCGCCTTGGGCAGTTCCCTGGCCTCGTTAATCCAGGCTCCGGTCAGTTCCAGCGATAACAGCTTCCGTACATCCTTGGGCTGATCCAGGGCCAGGAAAATCACTTCACAGTCCACACCGTGAGCGTCACCACGGCTGGGCAGTTTGATGTGATGGGTGATAGGCGGAGACCAGTGGGCACGGCCCCAGATGTTTTCCGGAAACAGTTCCATCCAGGTCTTCAATGTAGTGGTCCGCAACATCGGATACGAGTTCCGGACAACGGCAAACCGGCTATAGCGAATACCATCTCTAGGGCTGGGTTTTTGCTTGACGGCGCGGAGCATGATCTCCGCCGCACAGGCGTAACTCTTTCCACTGCCGACCGGCCCCATCAAGCCGCGCACAAAACTATCGTCGCGTAGAAACTTCCAGACATTCGGCGCCGTTTTGAAGTCGAGATTTAAACTTGCGTTTTGCGGTTCTTCGGTCATACCGCTTTTTCGACCGAACTACCCGTTGCCGGTACTGGCTTGTCCTCAAATTTTTCGCTATCGGGTTGCGCTGTTTCGCCATCACAACAATCCATCACCGGCCTTCTACACCTTCCACAGATGTATTTTGAATTATGGAAGACCGGCCTTGTCCAGCTACCGCACCATGGACAATCAAGCGGGTTCATCCGCTTTGATCTTCTTTCCGCATTGACACAACTTCTGGCCCGTGCATCGTAATGCCCACGACACTAGGCGCAGAAGATTCCTCTTTAACAGGCTCCAAAAGACCAGCACTCTTTGCCAGCACTCTAAGGACAGAGACTTTATCATGCATTTCAATTTCAAGAGTAGGTTGACCATCTTTGCTCCTTGTCACTCTTAGTTTCTTAATAGCCTGGGCCACTGAATCCGGGATGTCATCGGACGCCTTGACCTTAACCTCTCCATTTTCATTCCACTCAATTACATCGGTTAAATTTGCCCTGGCGATGTCAATCAACGTCTGGGCAATACCCTCTTTGTTATGAGCAATCACCTCGCTTCGGCCGCGCAGCCGGTCCTCCAGTTTCTTCACACCGCCAAAGCGGCCGGTAGGATGCGGTGATCCGCTCATTCAATCACCCGTGTCGCCAGCAAGGCATGAACAGAATGGTGACCCAAATCGATGTTAATATCCCAGCCATCAGCGATGTATTCATCGTATTCAAAAGGGCTGATATATCGGGTCTCCATCTGTTTGAAATCGGTCACCACAGTAGTTACCGCTCTACGTTTTCCGCACTTGCAAACACGGTTGCAGAAACACCGGCCATTCAATAAACGAACAAACTCCGCATTGGCTTTAACCGGATCAGATATGCCGCCCTTCGGAACCCACTTAAGGCGTTCCGCGCTTTTCTTGCCGCCACGGCGGCGCGATTCCATGCTGGCAGTCAAAACGGAATCTCGTCATCCAGATCAATCGGCGTGTCACCAGAACCGGCAACACGCCCAGTTACTTTTTTTCAGTGTACGGCTCCGCCATCATCACATCACAACTCAAGGTGCCGTCATCGCGTAGTTGTGCAATCGGCAAGGCATCAAACGTCAGGTTGAAACCATCCTTGCCAGACTTCCAAGGCCACGCCGCACCGATCTTGGTGCCGTAATCTTTCCCGTCCTTACCTTTCCGCATAACTTTCAAATCGTATCTTTCAGCCATTTCTAATCTCCGTTTTTAGCCGTTCCAAATACAAAATCGCGTCCATCAATTCCTCCTGCGCGGCTTCAACCCACGCCATCTTCGATGCTTCGTTCTCTTCCATCGTAATGCCGTAGCGGTCCATGCCGTCACGGCTACGGATGACAAATTTCTGAATCACCCGATTGACCACAGGGTCAGCCGACAAACTCCGCATGAACTCAACCGGACCCATTCGCAACCCCCTCTATGATCTCGGTGATGGTCACACCAACCCGGGTCGGCACCTTCCTGGCATAGCCAGAAGATACGCACTGATCCGAAGCCATCTGTAATTCCAACATTCGGGCCGCTAGGGCTATCGCCGTATCCAATCTATTTTCCTCCGGTAGTTTATTGAGAGCAGTTTTGATTTCCGAAAACAGGGGCATGAAAAAATCCGTAAATATTTTTGTTAGGGCCCCCCTACGCACACGGCGGATAGGGGGGGGAAAGGGTCGTTTTTTTCTATGGCGCGGAATCCTTTTTTTCCTGGCCCGATTGGCCGGCGTCAACGGGGTTATGGAACGTATAGCGATGTGACGCTCCGGTCAATTTAAAAGGAAGCCCAGGTGTTCCGGGGCGCTCTGCCTTTCTTGTCTGCACTTGTCCAGCACGGCCTGGGCTCTGACCTTGATCTGGTCCTCGCTCAATCCTTCAGTCAGGCATCGATGTGCTTGCTCCACGGCCCTTGGATTCACCAGCCTCAACTGCCCCGTCGCCGCCTCCGCTGCCCTACTGTACCACCTTGCCACCACAACCCCCTCAACTAGTTCTATCTGCCCCTCTTCGGGGTTCTGTTTACTGGCTTCGACCTCATCAACTGTCGGCAGATCCTCTTCTAATACCGGCGCTGGATCTTCTACATTCATCCGGTCGATGAGTTCTTCCTGGTCTAGCCGATCGTCATAGATGATCCGCCATACTGTGCCCATTACATGGCGCCATTTAGGATGTGATCTGAACTTGCTGACCTTTTCTATGTAGCCCAGCTTTTCAGCCCTGCCTAATGCCCTTGTGACGTTCTGTCTGTTCATACCGGCCAGTTCTGCAATCGTCTGGCTGTTAGGCCAAGTGAAGCCCTGGTTGTTGGCGTAGCAGCACAGAATGCTGAATATGTGATAGTCACCGAAGCTTAGACCTTTATTCTTGTTACGCTTTCCAGGCCGTCTGACATTCCATGTGGCTCTTGATGGCACCCGGCCGAAGAAGCTTGGCGGAGCGTTATGCGCTTTGCCGAAGTCTGGTAATTTGTCGCTCATTTTGCTTCCTTTCTATAGCCTTGAGTAGTCCGGTTCTATGTCTGCAACGGAACTCGACATCGTCCTTGATCTCTGACCAGGACGGGAACCATTTGTTTTCATCCGACAGCTTGTTGAGGCTTTCGATGACGGCGTCCTTTGGATACTGGCGTAACTTCTGAACGTAGGACTCCAGCGTCAGATCGATGTCCTTGGCCTTGCCGGCGGTCAGTGCCATTAGCTTCGCCAGGGCCCTGGCTATCACTGAATCGTCGGCTGGCGTCATGGTGCTTTGTATGGCCTCATAGGTTTCGTTCAGCTTCTTATCACTGACATCGTTGGTGATGATGTAGCCTTTGAAGTCGAAGTCACTAGTCAACTGTTCTTCGACCTTCAAACCGACTGACAGCGTCAACGATGTCGCCACCTGTTTGTCGATTTGCAGTGCGGTTGGCGGTTGACTGATAGCTATCTGGTTCATCGCTCCACCTTTCCTGATTGAGCCACGTTGTCGGATTGCAAATGTAGTCTGGGTCCGGATGGTATTTAGCCACCCCAGCCATGATGGTTTCGTGGGATGTTTTGCGTAGTGCCTTCTGGTAGGATTTCAGTGCCGCACCCTTGCCGACCTTTTTCGGGTATTGTTTCCAGAATGCGTCAAAATCACCGTTCCCCTTATATAAGATATGACGGTTCAATGACGGTTGGGGTGATGCTGGAGTCACTACCTGGGTGATGCTGGCATCACTAGTGACGGTAGCATCACTAGTGACGGTAGCATCACTAGTCAGGACAATTCTATAGGTCGTTGCCTTACCGGTATGGCCCTTCTGAACCCGTTCAAGTTCACCTATTTCGACCAGCTTATTAATGGCCGCTATGACGTTGCGCCGGTCAACATTTACATACTGGGCCAGCCTCGACAGTGACGGCCATGCCACGCCGGTCGGATTGCAGTGATCAGCGATAGCCAGAAGCACCAGCCGTGCCGTTCCCTTGGCCTTGGAATGCTCCCAGACCTTACCCATGACCTTGACGCTCATAGATTTAACTCCGATTGCGGCACAAAGTATGCTGGCCGACCACCGGCTGGGTCTTTCCAAAATTGTTGTTTCTTGCCTTCCGCTCCAAGAATATTGCCGCGCACCGTATATTTGCCGTTTTGACCGGTGAGCAGCCAAAACACCCGGTCATCTGGGTCATTGGGATGGAGGATCAATCGATTATTTGGTCCGGAAGTAGTGCGAACATCACAGTCACCGACATCCGCTGCCCTCAATGTGCCGGTTCCGCCCAAATAAACGTCAAGATACTTCGCCAGGGCCATTTCTCCCAAAGCACCCTCGACATGCATCTGCCAACCATTCTGGGTTTGCGCTCCGTAGGCATCATTGCGTCTGGCTTTGAGGTTCTGAACCTGGCGCATCACGCCCATCATTGAAGCTTGTAAAATCTCGCTGGGAGATAACGATATAACCGGACAAGTCATGCCGACCACCGTCCAGCTTCATAGCCCCAGGCATCCCATCCCTCACGATCCGTGCGGCTGAATATCTCCAGGTACGGGCCCGAATATAGCTCTTCGATACGTTCATAGATTTCATCAGGCTTGCGGCTATGCTCCCGTCTGGGTGACATGATGATCTGATGCACACCACCAGATAACCGCTTCGGCTTGCCCCTGGTTGCCAGGAGACATAGCTCCGCATTTTGACGGGTGTGATACCCTAGTCCCATAAACAAAGTAGAGGCTTTACGATTTGTTTTAACCCAGACGAAGCCGACCGTCTTGTATGTGAATCCCCAAGCATCAATGAGGAGAAGAGCATCAGGCAGCATTGAAGAAATGCTCCACATAAAAAGAACACAATCATCGGCGGCAACATTAGACACAGGAATATTATGAAGATCGTCCTGTTCCATGAGGTCGTAATGGTTTGATGCACTTTTTCCGTTTCCTTTTTTTCCCCAGGCTTTCCAGCACCACGGCGGGTCAACCAAAATAACGCTATTGTTGGGCATTAATTTCTGCCGCCGCCGTGCATTCCGGACAGGCATCCAGGCCACCTATCTCGACCTCGCCGGGCACCTCTATGGTCTGTATCGATATGTCGGCGCTGTTCGACAGGGTGCGCGTTGTTTTGGTCTGAACCATTTTGACCGGCCGATAGATCATGGCTTCACCGTTACAGGTTCGACATCCAAAAGGGTGACGTATAACAGGACGCCATTTGCTACATTTTCGCGGTCCCATTTCATATGCAGATCGTGAATCCAATGATCGTCCTCCAGTAAGCCTAGATGCACCGCCACGTCACACAGCGATTTTGATAAGTTGTCCAGGTCGCGCCGTCTCCGATCCGGAGGACAGGCGAGGACTTCCATCTTCACAGGTGCATCCAACGGCGGTCCTTGATGCACCTGCAACGCCTTGCATTCTGCGATGTACGCCATGTATTTGGCAGTTCGATAAACGCCACGATTGGTGTATCGCCATAGTGAATTCGTAGAGGGCGGATACGGAAGCAGCGCGGTCCTTTCGATCACGAGACATTGCCGGCGGCTCTGACCAATTTCCGAAACTGATCCAGCCGATCCTCATTTGTGTTAGCCCTGGCCTGTAGTCCCAGGTCACACAAATCGGCAATCAATGCGGTCATCGATTTCCGTTCCAGGGTGGCCTGGAGCTTCAATCGCGCAATCAGATCGTTTGGAAAACGCAAGGTGGTCTGATGATATTCAGTGTCCATAGGGATTCCTATCTCAAAAAGAATCGATTAGCCTATTGACACTATCAGAGGATGGCCCTATATGTAAGTAGAACAAGGGATGAAAACTTTAATAACGGAGAGAGAAAATGTTTATTAAGGAACACATTATCGATGAGGCGGTAGATGCCATCATCAACGCCCGTGACTTTTGTGGCAGCGAAAAAGAGGCGGTGATCATTGTAGTAGATGACCACAAGATTAAAGCGCCCGCCGATAGGAACAAAGTCTGGAAGATTGCCAAGTTCCGCGCCAACGCAAGATGGAACAAATTTAAAAGAGAGGCCGGTGTAAATGAAAAATGGATTTTTTAGACAAAGACAAATCGAGCTAAACGCTCCGCAAGCCCGGATCAAGCGCCGGGCTTCAGCGGTAGTAGAAACAAGGAGAGAAAAAATGACCAAGACCAGAACTTCAATTTTCACCATCAAGGGCATCGACCGCATGATGGATGAAACCTATGTGTCGGATAAAGTCTACTGCTCCAAGGCCGAAGCTTGGGATGCTTGCCGGGTCAGCGAGTGGGTTGAGGAGTGGGCCTTTCATAAAGTCATTAGCTGGATGGACAACTCCACCGACATTATCTACCGCAATGTGAAAACGGGCGAAGAGAAAAAAAGCACCGGCATGTTCGCCCACGGTGACCTCTGCTAATTCCCCAACCCCATAGCGATGTATCGCCCAGCCCCGGAGCCTGACAGGTGGCCGGGGTTAAGGCGTAAAAACAAGGAGAGAGAAAAATGATAGCTGCCAAAAACAATTCAACGGTCTGTGTCCTGTATCTCCGTGTATCGACAGGGAAGCAGGGCATCGACGGCCTTGGTATAAAAGCGCAGGAAGAAATGGCCCGTGGAAAGGCCGCTGAACTGGGCCTTGAGGTCATCGGTGTCTTCAAGGAAGTCGAGTCGGGCCGCAAGAGTAAGCGGCCGGAGTTCCGCACGTGCATGGAACTGGCAATCGAAACCGGCGCCGTTGTGATCGTTGCGGCCATGTCCAGGCTGACCCGTAATTTCAACTTCATGTCTTATATTGCCGACATTTCAGAACGCCACGGCATTGGTATCGTGGCTTGCGATGTGCCCCAGTTGGCTGACCCAGCCCAGACAAAGTTCATCTGGCGGATCATGGCAGCGGTGGCCGAACTGGAAGTCGAACAGACCCGTGAGCGGACCCAGCGTGGCCTGAAGAAAGCCCAGGACGATATCAAGAAAAAGGGCTTTTATATGACCAACGAAAAGAAGGTCGGCCTGGATATTATACCGTCCCGCAAGATCACCAGCCTGGGGAATCCC